TAGTTGCTATTGAAGATCCAGGAAGACTTGCTTCATGACATAGATACATTAAATTTTCTTCTGCTCTATCGCCATTAAAATCTGTTTTACGGAGACCTGTTTGAGACTTCATCCAATCCCTAGATCCTTGACTAGGATAAAACCAACACTGGAAATGAGAAGTACGAGATACTTTACCCAGTAAATTTTTTACGGCACGGTTTAAATTACCAGATTCATGTTTTGGTGCTGGGGCTCCGTTAGCGGCCATTTATAAATACGTGAAAATCTCCTATACTATGTATGCGAAAACGAGAAGGAAAATATCATCAGGGAAAATTTAATCCAACAAATCCGGAAAAATATAAAGGAAAAGATATAAAAAATATAATTTACAGATCTTCATGGGAATTAAAATTTATGAGGAACTGTGATAGAAAAGAAAGCATTTTAGAATGGGGAAGTGAAGAATTTTTTATTCCATATTATGATCCAACAACAAGAAAAGTAAGAAGATATTTTCCAGATTTTTACATGAAAGTTATAGATAAAGATGGAAATATTGTCAGATATGTAATTGAAGTTAAACCTAAAAAACAAGTTTTAAAACCACAAAGAACGCCAAAAAAAAGAGAAAAAACTTTCCTAAATGAGGTTTTAACGTGGGAGAAAAACCAAGCAAAATGGAAAGCAGCAAAAGAATTCTGTGATGATAGAATGATAAAATTTAAAATCATAACAGAAGATGAGTTGGGATTATAAATATTCCTAAGAGAAGTGCTGACTCAAAATAAATGGCTATTCCAAGAGGTTGGAAAAAAAGACCTGATGGTACATATGAAAGTTTTGTTGCATCGGGAAACAATGAAGTTCCAACTAAACTAATAACTGACTTGGATGGCAACCAAAAAATTGTCAGTGCTAATGATGAATCTAAGGTAATTTTTCAACGTGGTCCTAGTGACAAAAAGTGGACTACAAAAGATAAAAACCTATCAGATAAAATAGGAAATGATGCATCAAAAGAATTACAAGAGTCGTCAAACGGAGCATCTTATAGATTAATACAAGGAGAAGGTAGTCAAGACCAAAAAACTAACGCACAAAATTCAGAAGCATTTAAATCAGCAAAAAATAAAATTTTTGATATAACTCCATTACAACAAGAAGAATATCAACCTGAACCTAGAGCAAATAACGATAATCCAAACAAAGGAGGTAGATTCCAATACCCTTTGGAAATGACTGATCAACAGGATAAAATAAGATTTACAGCTCTTAGCATCATACCAGGAACTAAAAGAACATTTGAACAAAAAGATGTGTCAATTTATATTGCAGCACAAGCACCAATACAAGATACAAATACTGTAAAATGGGGTGAAAGTTCTCAGAATGCCATTGAAGAAAGAGCAATGGAGATAGTAAGAGATAGTGGTGGTGATTATGGTTCTGCAATTAAAAAAGCGGGTTCTGAACTAGCACAAGCAGGAGAAAAATATAGTGCTGAAATTGGAGAGGCAATGCTTTCTCAAGCATTTGGTCGCCCAGAAGCTTTTACACGAACGACAAAGAAAATAGTTAATCCAAACTTAGAACTTTTATTTCAAGGACCGCAATTAAGATCATTCCAAATGACTTTTAAAATGAGTGCAAGAAGTAAAAATGAGGCAACAGTAATCAAAGGAATTATAAGATACTTTAAGTATCATATGTCAGTCAGAGAAGATGGTATATTTTTAAAGTCTCCTCATGTATTTTCAATCCAATATTTAAAAGGAACTGATATACACCAATCTATTGGTCTAATAAGTCCCAAAATAACAGGAAAAACAAGAGCATGTGCATTACTATCCTGTAATGTTGATTACACTCCTTTAGGAACATACTCAACATTTGATGACAATGAAGCAACTATGGTTGCATATACATTAAATTTACAATTCCAAGAACTTGATCCAATTACAAATAAAGATTACATAGAAGGCGAAGGCGCAAGTCATTCAATAGGTTACTAAAATGCCAGAAAATAATTACTTTAGACAACTTCCTAATTTTGAATATGTAACTAGAGGTCCAAACAAATCAACTTCATCCGATTTCACGCAAGTAAAAAATCTTTTTGTAAGACCTATCATTGTTTCCGATAGTTATAATGAAATTACAATCTTTGACAAATATATTATTGAAGGAGATGATAGACCAGATACTGTCGCATACAAACTTTATGAAGATTCTAATTTAGATTGGATTATTCTAGTAGTAAATAATATAATAAATGTATATTCAGAGTGGCCATTACCTCAAAAGTATTTTGAGAATTTTCTTTTAGAAAAATATGGTTCTTATTCTGAAGTATATGCAACAAGATATTATGAAACTCTAGAGATCAAAGATAATGAAGGCACAGTTCTAGTTCCTAAAGGTCTTAAAGTTTCAGAAAAAAATATAGACTTTCAAAAAACTATATTTGAAGAGCAGGGAACTGGAGAATTTGACGTTGTTACGGGTGAAGAATTGACAGAACCAGTAGAAGTTCCAAATCCAAATTACTTAGGATTGAGAAATAATTATTTTTCTTTCTTTGATTTTCAAACGGGAAAAGATACAATCTATGATAGACCAATAAAAGAAGTATCTAACTATGAATATGAATTAGAAATAAATGAAAAAAAGAGACAAATATACGTTTTAAAAAGGGAATATCTTAATTTAATTATTGACCAAGTAGAAGAAACATTACAATACAAAAAAGGATCCAAACAGTTTGTGTCTGAATCCTTAAAAAGAGTATCTAATCTTGATCTGAATTAAGTATTAAAAGGTAAAAACTAACAAAAGTTTTACCGTATGAATACTGACTAAATTATTCAGTCATCGAGAAGATCTTCAAACTTTTTCATGTAGTCATCTTCATCTTCTCCCTCTTCTTCTTTTTTGGTAAAAGGAGATGGTTTACTCTTTTTATAAGAAGACTCAAGTTCCTTTAGAACATCTTCCTCGGACTTTGCCTTAGAGGACTTAGAAGCATAAGAATCATACTCTTCTTCTTCCTCGACAGAAGAACGTTGAGAAGGTTTGTTAAGTCCGAGAACATAATCAAGACGCTTCTTCAGATCTTCATAGGACTTGAACTGATCTGGTGCAGTGATTGCAGCAAGAGAATACTCTTTCTTCCAGATCGCTTCAAGTGCGTCATCATCGTCCAGGAGAGGTTCTGGGGAGTCAAACTCAGACTTATCGTAGTTCCAGTAACCTTCAACCTTACGGATCTTCAGGCGGAAGTTAGCACCCTCCCAGAGATCAAATGGGTTGATGGGTTTCTCATCATCAAACTCTGGTTGCATGGCATTCAGAATCTTATCGAAGATCTTCTTGCCATACTTAAAGAGAAATACTTTACCCTCGTTGTCAGGATTTGCAGGGTCTTTGATGACGTAAATGTTGCTATAATAAGAGAGTTTACGCTTGCTCTGGTTACGAACAAACTTCTGTCCTTCGGATCCTTCCCCTTCTTGCCAACGCTCACGGTTGTACTCTGCGAGAGGATCTGTTTGACCAATAGTGGTAAGAGAGTTTTCAATATACCATCCACCAGGACCCTTGAATCCGTGGTGCCACATTTTGACCCAGGGAATCTCTTCGTCTCCGGGTGCGGGAAGGAATCGAATAACTGCGGATCCAACACCATCTTTACCCATGATTGGTTTCCACTGACGATCATCAGTGTTACCACTACCGCTATTCAGTTTCTCGACTTCTTTGACCAGTTTGTCGGTCAGTGATCCGAGGTTAGATTGTTTTTTGAGTTTAGAAAAGTCTGCCATGTGTTTTTGTATTTGTTGTATTTGGCTTGTTGGACGACTTTATCCTACCAGGGGCAGGAAGGGATGTCAAGCCCTTGCTAAAAATGCTTTCATATCCTTCACTGTGGTTTCCATGCTATTGAAGATAATATTTATATCCATATCTTCAGGAAGTCCCATTTCTGTTGCCTGTTCTCTCAACTTACCCTTCCACTCCAATGCTTGAGGATCATCAGACAAACGAATTCTCGTATAAAGTATTTTCTGCTTGCTCAAAAACTTTTCAAGAAGAGAAACATAAAACTTCTGTTCTTCCAATGTCATCGTTGGAATATTCCAAAGATTTTTAGTAATGTCATTCCAAAGCATATCAATTTCCACCATCTCTGCTCTAACTATTTCCGAATCAAAAAAAGTCATTGAATATACTCCCTTACAATAGTTTTGTACTTTTTAACATCTATGTATATAAATGGTGAGTATTTTTTAATTTTCATAGATGTAAATTCCCATATAGGATCAACTAACTTTTTATCATAAGTTTTTGTAAAGTGCAAGAGTTTATCTAAAATTACAAGAGTTTCTAAAGAAACTTTATTGGAAAGATAAAGTTTTACTAACTTTGGGTGCCTTGATCCCGTAATCTCAAAAGAAGATAGATCACCATCTACAAAGATTATATCACACTCATCTTTAAACATATATGTTAAAGATTGAATTCTTTTTTTCCATTTTAGGTAGTTAGATTCACCACTTTTTATAATCTCACCAATCCACAATGTCTGCGGATCTGAAGACAAAGCAAAGTTTGCAACAAAAAAGTTTTTAATCTCTTCCTCTGTTTTTGTTCTGGACATTTTTTCAAACCAGAACCTATCTTTTCTTTTATAAAATGATTGCAATGAAGCCTTTACATGACCATTGTATTTGTGAAAATCATATTTCTTTTGTGTAAAGTGATTCTTAATTGCAATATAAGTCCTATAGCACTCTAAAGGATTCAAAATACCAATCTTGCTCTTGATGTCTTCCTAAGAAAATTCAATTCAATAGCCTCACATTTAATTTTTTCTTTTAGAGGTTTAGATAACAGTTTAGGTACAGATTCTAAATCAATTTTATTTTTATCACAGAAAAAAATTATAGCATCAATATAAGAGCATTTCTCTTTTTGAACAGTATACTCTATTTCTTGAGCAAACTTTGATGGGCAATAAAATTTTTCCTTTAAAATTTTATCTATTTCTTTTTTAGTGTCTTTATCCATAAAGATATCCATTGGTATTTTAATTGCCATAATCACTCAGTTTATCAGAAACAAATTTTTTAATATACTTAACTAAAAGTTTGAAATATTTTTTCTTATCATACTCTTCATACACTCTAAGTTCGCCATCTCTACATGCCATAATAATAACAAACTTCTTAACAGACAGTCCGGTTAATTCATGCAACATGCAAGCATAAGCACAACACTGAACAAAATAATCCTCAATCCACGCCCGTGGTTTGGGTTTTTTACTAGTTTTAAAATCGATTATTGCTAACTCTGGTACACCCGATTCCCCAGTATATTCTGCTATGCAATCGGTGGTTCCTGCAACTCCAAGTGTGGAACTATACAGAGACCCCTCAAGAGTGTAAATATTATTTATATTATTTAGAGCAGGCACTGCGATCTGAAATAACATTTCAGACATGGGTAAAACATCAGTGTTGCAATCAAGATTCTTAAGATACTGCTCGGTCAGAGTATGCATATCTGTACCAATAGAAGTAGACTCTTTACAAATCCTGTTTGCTTCTGCTTCTCCTACTTTTTCTCTCCAGGAAGCAAACTTCTCCTTATTATAATGACTGGTGACCGAGGTAATGGACACCAGTCGTTGAAGATTTTCTTGTCCTGGAATCTTATAATATCGAATGCCATCTATATGCTCCCTTCTAAGTTCAGGGAGATTCAAATCAACATGTGTAAACATTAAAGATCAAGCTCCGTTTTGTGTGTAAGATACTCTTTAACAAATCCAGATCTTACAATATCTTCAATATCAAAATGAATCATTTCGACTGAAGGCATTAGTTGTAAGATTCTCATAAAGTCGTTGATTCCACTCTTTTCATATTGCTTTGTGAGATCACTTTGTTTAGTATCTCCACAGAACATAATCTTTGAGTCTTTACCGACTCTTGTTATTATACTATCAAGTTCATGAAAATTCAAGTTTTGAAACTCGTCAATAATCAAGATAGCATTTTCAAAAGTTGTTCCTCTGATAAAAGAGGTTGACCAAAAACTAATTGTTCCTTGTGTTTTCAGATTAGAATACAGCATTTCTTGTGCTGCTTCATCTGGAATGTCAAACATTGCCTTCATCATATTCTTATAAGGAATCTGATAAAGATCTGCTTTATCATCATGTGTTCCAGGAAGGAATCCAATCTCTCTGGTTGGGACCAAAGATCTAACTAAGTAGATTTTTTCGTAAGGACTTCTGTCATCAAGAACATCACAGAGAGCATTATAAAGTGTGATAAATGTCTTTCCTGTACCTGCTGCACCATAAGCTACTACGCATTTTTTGTCCTCCTCGTAGGCACTGTAGTATCTTTCTTGATTATCGGTTAAAGGGTGAATCTCTTTTAAGAGGTCTAAGTTGATTGGTTTCTTTCTTCTGAGTTGCTTTGGCGTAAGTCCAACACCGACTTGAGACTCGGCATTACCCCTTTTCCTTCCTCTTGGCATAGGTTCTCCTTAACGTTTAAGTTGGTTTTTCGATCCCGCAGATTTAGCACTCTTATCGAGTATATGCTTCCACCCGGAATGTTTATTTTCTAGTTTATCACGCCACTCTCCAACCTCCCCAGATCCTGGGCAAGTTGAAGGATCTGACCAATCCCGATCCCAGTCAGGATTATCATTTTTCCACTGTTCCCAATCATGAACACTGAGGATAACTTCTTTCTGTTCCCCAGTTTCTCTGTTAATTACAGGATATGTTGCCATCGTTTAAAATAATATGTGTATTATTTATTGCCATTCCAGTGCTTCCGCTACTGTTGGAAATTGTTCAATAAAAATTTTCTTACATTCATTCGCAATATCCATATGTTCTTTTTGAGTACCATTCGCAGAGCGAAGTTGAATATAATGAATCCACGAACGGCAAGAGCCACTCATATAAAGTTTTGTTGGTACTGCTAGGGGGAGGACAAACCTAGCACATTCTTTTGCGATACCATCATCAAGCATTTTTTGATATAGTTCCATTGCTTTTTGGAAATGATCTTGAATCAACATTTGATATTTTTGAACTACAAAGGGATCGATATCATCAATAGAATTTTGACGATTCTTTGTATCTTGACGACGAAGTTCTGGAACAGAAATAGTTTCTCCAAGTAAAGAAGAATCTGCATATCGTTGAGAAAACTCTTGATATGTAAAAGACCTATGACGAAGAATTTGTGCTGCCAATCCCCTGGTAGTTTCAATCTCAAGGGTCATGAATGCCTGCTCAAAGACGCTCCAGTGCTGATGATTGACGCAATACTTAAGAAGACCCGCAACATTTGGATTCTCTTGGTTGGAGGGGTTACTGACACGGGCCACATAACCCATGGTCTTTTCTGCTTCTGGAGTGACACTAATCAAACGGACATTCATTCTTCATTCTCCCTTTTAAATTGTTTCCGAACTTTTTTAACTTCTTTCAATTCATCTTTAATAAGTTTATATGCATCTTCAGGAGTAATTCTTCTTGACATTTCCATAGCAGTGATAACTTCTACTCTGGTGCCAAAGTGTTTGAGTGCTTCCTCAAACGAATTTAAATTTTCATACATTTTTAACTCCATCCATCTGGATCATAATACTCTACATCACCATTTTCCTCTACAGGAAGAGGTGAAAAACTAGGCATAGAATAATCATCATATTCATGATTATTCAATTTATTCTTAAGATCATCGAGCAACATCTTTTGCTCTTCCATAAGAAATTCAATTCTTTTGATTACGCTGCCAATGTCCTGTAGTGCCATAATTTACCAAAACTACTCATTCATTTTACACAAAAAAAGTGGGGGTGTCAAGACCCCCACATAGTTTGTTCTAACCATTCTGTCATTGTAATTTCATAACAAGACCAGTAATTCACTCCTCGATAGGTACACAAATAACAAGATGGTTTTCTTTCATCAAATTGAGTATAATGATACCTGACATTATTATCAGATATCTCACATAACGAACTATTTACTTTTTTTGGTTGAACCAATTCATTTTTTTAATACCTCGCAGTGTCCTGCCATACACAGTTGTGCTTTATGCAGTCGTTCTTCCTTTTCTTTTTTATTTTTGATCAACTGAAGAGGATTGAAGATATTAGTTTTTTTCATTTTTCCTGCTCCTTGTGAAGATCTTCTGGACGATAATGTTGACCACGATATACATGATCTACTTTATCTGCCTGTTGATGCCACAAAGAATATTCAGTTTTTGGTTGTGAGGTATCGTATTTGATTCCTCTGTAAGTTGCGACAGACATAATGTTACTCCTAAAGTAATAAGGTTTACTGTTGTAATCCCGTTCCTTCAGTCGGCTTTTGCGTCTACTTGGCATTTTTTCTCAGTCACCTGCTTCACTTCCCAAACAAGATCATTTCTTACTTGGTCACTGATAAGATAATATGCATTGATTCTAGAAACTAGAAACTGTGCTTGTAAGCAGGTTAAAAAAAATGCTTCCATAGATGAACGATCCGTTCCGAGTCGGCTTACTTGCGTCTCATTCTTTATTTGCGAATAAAGAATGAGATGAACGACTGGTATACTATACCACAAATATTTAGAGAGGTCAACTTGTATAATCAGATACAGTTTATTAAACGCAATGTTTGATGAAATCCTCTCTGAGTTCAAAGAGGTGTTTGTCTCTTAATGATTCCCATACAATATCACTATTTTTTACAATATCCATTAAAGATAATGCACTATCACATGAGATTCTTACAGGTCTGTAAACCTGCGGTGCTTGAACTGGTGTTGTCATGAATAACAGTGATGCCACAATAGACACTTCCTGCAAGTTCATACAGACCGATTGCAGATATTAAATTTATTTATTTTCCATATACTCATCCATCAACTCTTGGATGATGTCTTTTCTACCATCAAGTTGATTAACAGTGTGTAAATTTGATCTTTTAAACTTTTTTAGTTTCTTATATTTTTTAATGAGTTTTGCTACCTCATCTTCGTTTATAATTGACCTTATTTTTTTATCTAATTCCGATTCTTTTTTAAACCCTGTCATTTTTTTCTATTATCATCTTTACTTTTGGGTTGATACCCCCACAATTTTGGACTCACAGTTCCAAATCCCCAATCTATATTTTTAATTACTCCACTTCCAAATTTATCATAATAAAGATCAAAAACTTTAGTTCTTGTTCCTTGGCACAAATCCTTATAAACTACTTCATCAATCTTATAAGTTACTATGTAAGCATTATTTGGCCAGGATTTATCATTAAGTTGATCCATAGTTGCCTTTTCTAATAAAATACGACAACCATACTTTGGAGGTAAGTTTTGTTTTTCATCTGAAGACCAACCATTCGCCATTTAACATACCCCCATACAATTATCAATTACGAGGTCCTCGGCCTCCCCATCTGATTTCAGGGTATGCCTGAGAAACAAGTTCTTGTGTTATTTTATATTTATCTTGAAGTCTTTTGTCTTTAATAAGAATCATGATTTCTGCTTCAAGAGGATGAAGACCACGAAGCATATTAATATACATCGTTTCTTTCCTAAATTTGGTAATTCTGCTATTACCTCCTACACAATAGATATAGAAATTTTGATATTCTTTACGAATAGAAGTTTTGTTTTTTTCTTCTACAAAATCTTCTGTGCCATAATATCCACTACTTTTAAGACCATCATTTTTTGCTTTACTATCAATGAGATCGGTCAAATTTCCACCAACAGAAGTCTGCTCCTCGGTATCTGCATAAGGAACATCACCGGGAGGTAACACTGACAGAATACTATCATCGAAGTTCATAATAAGAATAGTAGTTAATGCTGGATTCTTATACGCTTGAAGAACTTCTACCTTTCTTGCATTCGTTCTTTGCTTTGATACCGCAGCAAGAATTTCATGCATAAAAGGATTTGGTTGTAATTTAGGAATAGACCAGTCAGTCGTCGTCTTCTTCCTCGTAGTCGTAGTTTTCGTAGTAGTCGGCATAGTTATCAACTCTCAAAGATACAATTTTATCTGGTATAAATTCACCATTTTCATCTAGACATTCTGGGTGAATATTATAGGGTAATTTAAAAATTTTAGTGTCTAGATATTGCTTTGCGTTCCAACCAATCAAACCTCCTAGGACAAAAAACATCAAGGTAAACATTACTGAAAACGCTACGATGAAGGGTGTTGCTTCCATGGTCCTTTCCCCCTTAGAGATTTACTTTTTTAGATCACCAAATCTTCCACCATTTTTTAGGCTTTAATACTGTTTCTATTTTTTTTTCTGGTTCAGGTTTAATTTGTTTCTGGGTTTCCTCCCTACTGTTATATCGTAACATTAATTCAAACCCACGATTTATGTGTGGTTCATCTTTATTTAGATGTTTTCCTTTAGAGTTTTGACTCATACTTAAGTAATTATATTTTGCTGTTTTAAAAATTTTACTGTTTGAATACATCCACCAAGGTAAACATCTCCAACAGAATCATGCAAAATTATCTGAGGAAATGGAGACTTAGGACTAAATTTGGATAGATATTCTTCAGACGTAAAATCTTCATCAAGAATTTTTATCGTATAATCTTGATTTGAAATCTCAAGAACTTTTTTAATTTTGTCGCAATATGGACATCCAGGTTTAGAATATACAGTGAATTTCATAAAAAGTATAGATCGGTAATTATAATAGCATACAAATAGAATATTTTCAAGTTGTCATTAACTGTGACAAATTCTTATATCTCCCTTCAGTTTTCCACCAGTTCATCGAACTTTCAAAGGAGTGTTTGTGAACCCAATCAACTTCTCCCGTTCTAATACCAGCAGTACTGAAATAACTCGATGGACAATTAACCATATCTTCCACAAATAATGGGCAACTATAAACTCTCGTTAAATTAGAATAGATAATAGTTTCAATAACAGGTATTTTTGCCCATTCTGGTCGGGATAATATATCATCCCCAATATAATTTAATGTAAAAATATCATCTCTATAATATGCATTTATCAAGCGCCTTGCATGTTCTCTTGATATTAAATATGCAACTCCAGACCAATCACACCAACACCTATTTCTAAATCCAATATTAAAAGAATAAAAGTTTTCTCTAAGTAATCCCAATTGAACACATCCCCAATCTGGAGGTAGGGATTCAAAAAATTCTTTCCATGTAAAATTCCAATACTTTACTGTTTGAAATCCCAAATCATCTTCACAAATAATAGTATATGGTTCATTAGTTTCATAATACCATTCTTTTACTGCCTTTAAATGAGAGGTAACTGGACCTCTACTTCCAATACTTAATCTATCTAGAAGTTCAGATCTTATATCATGATCCTCATCTTTGTATCTATCGTATATGTGAGGTGTGACATTAGTGATTCCATATTCTCGGAATTTTTTATACAGCAAGTTTCTTCTATCTTCACATTCTTTCACACTAATAAAATTTACAGAAGGAAATCCTTCAAATTTATATTTACTATCTTCTGGGACATGGTGTATGAAACATAATTCACTTGTTTCAAAATCACTTATTAGTTCATTGACAGCATTTTTAACTCCCGGAAACCAATCATATTGATCTTCCGGGTAATAATCATGACCTGCTAAAATTCCTCCAGGTTTTACCTTTGGCATCCAGTCTATTATATCTCTTTTCACATCTTCATATTCATGAGAGGCATCTAGAAATACAAATTTCAAAGATCCATCTTTAAATTTTTTAGATGCCTCAGTTGAAGTCAATTTTAGTGGGAGATAATATTGTTCAACTGGGGACATATTTTTCAAAAACGTTTCATATAATGTTGGTAAAGATTCTTTCTCCACACTTTCCATATGTTCCACACTACCTTCCCAGGTATCCACTGCGTAAAGGGTAATATCTTTTTTGGAATTTGCTATTTCTACTGCCAAGCAAGAAGTTGATCTTCCTTTCCAAGATCCTACCTCAACAAAAATATCTCCGTCTTTTGCATTTTCTACGACTTTTTTGTAAAGATTTGGATATGAGAACCAGTTTTCTTTAAATATATTATCATCTTCCCAATAGTGATCAATAATACTTTCATTTAAAACTATATTAGAGGAATCAGTTCTCTCATGATCATCTAATGATTTTTCAATACTCAATCTTATCTTATTAATTCTATTATTCCACCAAGAAATAATGCTATCCTGTCTTTCCTGAAGTGCTTTAGAATCAAACAATAATTCTTTAACCTGAAATACTACATGATGCCAAGAATGACCAAATATCCATGGAGGATTTTCTTCATATTTAAATGTAGAATCAATCTCAGCGTGTGTTCCAACAACACACGGAATCGCTCCACATTGACTAGATTCATATAATCTATAACAATCAAGTGTACTGTTACCCCTACCACAAGGAACAAAATTAGAATTCAAATATCTTTCAATCATATCATCTTTACTACAATTTAGAGCATATGATTGTCTAGGAATATTGGAAAATATTTGAAGCATTTCCCAACGGTCTTGTTTAATTTCTCCAACCCACGACCAATTGTATATTCTCTTTTTTACCTTTGGTGGTTTATTCATTCCTTCTGGAAGAATATCCATGAAATCAATTCCAGCATTATTGGTATACCCTAATGGGATATGAACAGTGTTTGGATGATACTCATAACCATCATGATGATATTGTCTTAAATAAAGATTACAATATTTTGCAAGACAATTAAAATAATTCAAATTCTCATGCTTGTATTCATCAGATAACTGTATTATTATTTTTGGATTTATTTTTTCAACTACTTGTAAAATCGTATTAAATTCTACTCTTCTACAATTAAAAACCAATACATCCCATACTCCAGTATCTAAAAGAGAACTAAGAGATTTTGTGTATGCAATAATTTTATTTTTTTCTTTTGGTAATAAACCATTTATAATATAATCACTTTCCCATACTTTTTCCTTATTCTCTTCAAAAAATAAAACTCTAATATCTTCACTCATCGCAAAGTCACTTTATTAATTTCATATATTTATTCAATGGGGGTAAGCGTTTTGCAACCCCCAGACAATAAAAAATCCAATACTACCAAATATTATAGCAGACTTTATAATAATATTATTGAACATGAACTGTGCCTATCATACCAGCACCTTTATGTGGAGCACACCAGTAGGTGTAGTCTCCTGCTTCTGGGAAAGTGACTTCAAAGTCTTCTCCAGGAAGCATTGCTAATCCATCGTGCGACCATTCAGGATGATTTTCGATGATTACGTTATGAGGAGGAAGCATACCATTTACAAAGTGGACAGATTCTCCTGCAGAAATAGTAACTTCAGCAGGATCAAATACTAGATTACCAGCAGATCCCATTGTAACATCCACCGCAAAAGCTGGAGATGAGAAGAATAAAAAAATGGAAGTGACGATCAATGCGAAATATTTTTTCATATTAATTACCGATTTTTAAAGTTTTTATAGATACCATAACCAAGAGTTGCAGCACTTGCAACGATTACAACACAGCATACAAACATAGGTAAAAACACTCACTATGATTATATAGTATCTTATTTTCTTTAAAAAAGCAAGTATGTCAGCAATTCATCAAAATACCATTCAGTTTAAAAATTCTGTCAACCCCAATCTTTTTGTTGCAAAATCAATATAATCTTTATCTATGTCATATCCAATATAGTCCCATCCAAGATTAACTGCAGCAACAGCAGTAGATCCTGTTCCCATAAAAGGGTCAAGAACTACACCAGATTGTTTACCAGTAAGTTTCAAACAATCTTCAACAAGTTTAACGGGGAATGTTGCGGGGTGTTTTCCACGAAGTTCTTTACTATTAATTGTTTCATAAGGCACAAACCAGCAGTTACCTTTATCCCTCAAATTTGGTTTAGTTTCTTGCGTATTTTTACCTCTGATGTTTTCCTCATAATATTCATACGGAACTCCAACAGAAAGACGATCAATCTCCACTTTACCATCTTTTGTAAAATGGAACAGGTGCTCCCAAGTAGGACAAATAAACCGTTTACTGTTAATGGGTTTGAAATGTCCACTGGTTTTATTATTCACATGAATAGATTTAACCCAGTTGATATGATTCTGAAGAATCCAATGTTGTCGGAGAGAAAGACCCACTTCCATACCAACCCATGGATCAACATTAGAATATCCCATATTTACAAACAAGTGTCCATCATCTTTAAGAACACGTTTGCCTTCACTAAAGATTTCTACCAACCAATCAAGATACTCTTGACGTGGTTTTCTATCATCATATTTACCATATTTAATATTGAGATTATATGGAGGAGATGTAACGATAGCATCCACACTACCGTTCTCCAGTTTCTTCATACCCTCCAAACAATCAAGCAAATAAAACATTACGATCTCCGAATGGAATGGAACCTTTAGGATATTGAGTAAGATCAGATCCACGTTTGAATACAACGCGAACCTTTGGAAATTCCACCACATCACAGAAAATGTAGATCATATAAGTGGCATGTTCCCAGAGTTTTTCTTCATCTACAGAACGACCAGCACCAATCATTACACTAGGACAGAACTTGGCACCACCTTTAGTGAAACACTTGGCATCAAACAGTTCTTTCATATATTTATATGTGTGATCATACCCTTTACCATCTTTAAATACAAGACCCTCAAACCACTCTTCTAATTGTAGTTCAAGAAATCCAGAGGCACGACGACCATCAGTAAAAAGTTTATTCACACGTTCTTGAGATAAAGTGCCAAAAGATGCAGGACACTCAAACTTGTAAACTTTATTTAGTTCAATCACAAAATTGATTTATGTATGGTGACTATACCATACTATACCACGGTTAGGAAAATAAGTCAACTGTTCTTGCTGATCAAAATATTGCTACTTTTTTATTTTCGTTTTATAGACATAATTTCTAGTTTAGGTTTCCATTCTCTCATCCCTTCACACTGCACTCCTCTCCTCATCATCTTAACAAGTGCCTCTTGTGCCGACTCCATATTAAAATAAACTGCGGTTTTCTTTGTGTCGTTATAAACGTAATCAACACAATAAAATCCAGTTTTAAGTGGGTCGAATTTCATAGTTTAAATTAGAGAAATTACAAATAAAAAAAATCCAAATAAAATAAAAACCGTTAATATTCCTAACATAAAAAAAGGAGTCCTTATAGAACCCCTTTATTTATTTTAGAGTGCATTGCCTCTCGGTAGAACTTCCTCAGGGAAAATAAAGTTTTCATGAGGTTGATCTACTGGTGCCATCCAAGCACGAAGACCTTCGTTCAAGAGGATGTTTTTTGTGTAGAAGGTTTCAAACTCAGGATCTTCTGCTGCTCTGATTTCTTGGGAGACAAAATCATACGCACGAAGATTGAGAGCAAGTCCAATAATACCAATTGAACTAGTCCAAAGACCCATAACAGGAACAAAAAGCATAAAGAAATGAAGCCAACGCTTGTTACTGAAAGCAATTCCAAAAATTTGCGACCAGTAACGATTAGCTGTAACCATTGAATACGTCTCCTCCTCCTGAGTTGGTTCAAATGCTTTGAATGTATTTGATTGTTCACCGTCTTCGTAGAGGGTGTTTTCGACCGTTGCACCATGAATAGCACAGAGTAGGGCACCTCCTAGTATACCAGCAACTCCCATCATATGGAAGGGGTTAAGGGTCCAGTTGTGGAAACCCTGAAGAAACAGAAGGAACCTGAAGATTGCTGCGACACCAAAGGAAGGAGCAAAGAACCAACTGGATTGACCCAGAGGATACATCAGGAATACAGAAACGAATACTGCGATAGGACCAGAGAATGCGATTGCGTTATAGGGTCTAATGCCTACAAGACGGGCAATCTCAAACTGACGAAGCATAAATCCGATTAGAGCGAAAGCCCCGTGGAGTGCCACAAAAGGCCAGAGTCCCCCAAGTTGGATCCACCGGACGAAATCCCCTTGAGACTCAGGACCCCAGAGAAGCAGAAGAGAATGACCCATAGAATCTGCTGGAGTAGAAACTGCTGCAGTAAGAAAGTTTGCACCCTCAAGATAGGAACTTGCAAGACCGTGAGTATACCAACTCGTTGCGAAAGTTGTCCCAGTAAGCCAACCACCAAGAGCAAGGTAAGCAGTGGGAAAAAGAAGAAGTCCAGACCATCCAACAAAAACGAAACGGTCTCTTTTAAGCCAGTCATCGAGAACATCGAACCATCCTCTTTGCGAAACGGGTTGTGAAAGTGTTGAAGTTGTCATTTTTATCAGGTTATAAAACTTAACATTTACGATAAAAAGAAAGGGGTCATAAGACCCCAATCTTTGTTATGTGTTAATCAGGTATCAACCGATTGTAGGTGCAGTGAGTGCCACAGGAGTGCTCTCAGCAGCAGCAAGGTCGAGAGGGAAGTTGTGAGCATTACGTTCATGCATCACTTCCATGCCAAGACCAGCGCGGTTGAGAACGTCTGCCCAAGTGTTGAGCACACGACCCTGACCATCAATGATGGACTGGTTGAAGTTGAAACCATTCAAGTTGAATGCCATGGTGCTAACACCAAGAGCAGTGAACCAGATGCCAACAACAGGCCAAGCAGCAAGGAAGAAGTGCAAGGAACGGGAGTTGTTGAACGAAGCATATTGGAAGATCAGACGACCAAAATACCCGTGAGCAGCAACAATGTTGTAGGTCTCTTCTTCTTGACCGAACTTATATCCATAGTTCTGTGACTCGTTCTCAGTAGTTTCACGAACCAGTGAAGAAGTCACCAGTGAACCGTGCATAGCACTGAAGAGTGAACCACCGAAGACACCAGCAACTCCAAGCATGTGGAAGGGGTGCATAAGGATGTTATGTTCTGCCT